GATGCCCGCCGTCGGCCTTGATCTCGTCGGCTCGGTCGGCCGCGGCCATCACTTCGGCGTCGTACTTGGCCTGGAGCTTCTCGATCTGATCGTCTCGCAGGTCGTCCATGACGAGGCCGAGTGCCTCGATCCACTGTTCGAACGTCATGTTGGTCTCCTGTTGAAATGCGGCAACCGCCGCGACCTTGGCGGAACTGCCGGCATCGGCACCGACCGCCACAAATGAAACCTCACCCAGAATTGCCTTCCGGGCGACATAGACCGGGCCGGTAAACATCCGGCCGTTAACTTGCACCTTCGTGCCGGTCGGCACATACTCGCGATCCAACGGCTTTGCACCGATCGACGCCTTCCACGGGAAGCCAGCTTTGGCGCTGGCCTTCACCTCTTCCGCCTGCGGCCCAGCCCCGCTGACCACGCCGGTGAGTGTGAGCCTTCGCTGGTCGTTGGTCACCTCGGTGGCGTGGCCGACGATCCGGCCGATGTCGTGGTCACGCAGCACGGGCAGCGGCGCTTTGGCTTGCAATCCCGCCAGATCCACCACCACCGGGTCGTCCCAGCGGTTGACCGACAACGCGCCACCGTTGTAGGCACGGATCGTAAACGTGGCCTGCTTCGGCTCACCGTCGCCTTCCGCGGCCTCGATCCACTCGACCGGCACCACGTCGGCTTTGATCTCCGGCAGTTGCCCGGCCGCTTCGATCTTGCGTAATCGCCGACGAACTCGGCGTTCACTTTTCTTGCTCACGTTGCTACCCTCCCGTTTGCGCGTCCGTTGCGGCCGCTCGCGCGAGACCGCCTGACCCCCGCGGCCGACGGCGGGCTGTCGTCATCGTCGCCACCCGGGCTTTTCTCCGACTCGGACGCGTCGCCGCCGGCCGCAGTACTGAAGTGCTGTGCGAGAAGCCGGACTCGCATTTCTTCCACGGTGATGCCGTAGTCCTCCGCCATCCCCCGGATTTCATCCTCGAAGTCCAGCCCCTCGTCGGCGTAAATCCGTCGCAGTGTTGCGACGCCCGTTCCGAGGTCGGTCTTGCGTGCGTTGGCCATCTTCCCCTCGTCGATGACCGGCTTGCGCGGCCAGCCCCACGTGTGTGCCGGCGACGGAGAGTCTGGCACCGACCACCCGTAGACTTTGGCCGCCTCGCGAAACCACAATTCGAACAATGGATCGAGACACTGGTCTTCGGCGTCCATCCGCTCCGTGTCGATTGACACGAAATAGGTCAGGTGATCCAGCTTCCCGCCGGAAAACGAGTAACCTGAGGAGTCGGCCGCCGCGATGTTATACGGCATGTTTAGAGGCCGAGCCTCTTCGCACGTCAACGCGCGAGTGAACTCGGTGTACTCGGCCGACGGCTGCTCCGCCTTAGGCTGGTAGGCGTCGTAACCCATCGGCAGCGCCACCATCATGCCTTTCTCGATTGGCAGGCTGCTCATTGGTCGCACGGCATCGGGACCGTCATCACCGAGCATCTGTGTTTTTAGGAACAGACTGAAATCCGCGATGTTTTCGGCTGCCGCAAGCGTCGCCTCGCGATACCGGCGGCCCTGTGCAAACAGATTCAGCGACGCGGTGAGTTCGCCGATACCGCGATGCTGGCCCGGCCGGTCCTCGCGGTAGAGGTGGCAGACGAACTCGGCCGGCACGTCGATCGGGTCCATGCCGAGCCCGCTCCACTCGCCGCCGGGGTGGTACGGCAGAATTTCGTATGTCTCTGGATTGCCGTAGCGGTCGAACCGGATGCCATCGACCCGCATCTCCTCCGACGGGGCGAGCCCGGGGCTGGTCACCTGCTCGGCCTCCACGCCGCGAACGTCGAGCTGCACGGTACCGCCAGGGTGAAGCGTCGGGTTGCTGAACGCGACGATGAACGACTCGCCGTCGGAGAGCTTGGCCTTGATCGCGGTCCGCAGCTTGCGCGCGAACTTGATGCGACTGCACCACTGACGCCACCGCTCCTCGACCATCGTGTTGAATGTCGGGTTCCGCGTCTGCATCCGCAGCGTAGGACCGCGGCCGACGACGTAGTTCGCGTGCGTGAGCTGGATGCCCTTCGCCTGCCCGTTGTTCGCGATCTCGTACCGCGACCGCTGCATGATCCGCTTGCGGACCGCCAGGCTATTCGCTGAGTCGGCGTCCAGGGCGTCGGCGTTGGCCCAGTGCTGCGTATTGACGCCCGAGCTAGAGGCCGCATCGTAGCGGCCACGGATCGGCGCGGCATCGCCCAGTGACGCACGGGCATCACGTCGCGGCGAAAACGCTCGGCGGATAGCGGAGAGCACTCCCACTAGCCCCCCCCGGGAGGATCGAGTTTGATGAATCGCAAACCAAGATGATTCTTGCCGGCTGCCGATTGCGCACCCTCAAAGCGGGCTGCCTCGATCTGATCTTTGAGCGGATGTTGCTCGACAGATCCGGAGTCACCGGATGCCTTGCGGGGCCCCAGTGCATTCTCTTCGACGGCTTCGCGAACGGTGTCGGCCATGGTTCCTTATTACGTCCCCATAGCCGAATTTATCCAGTCGTTGATTCGGGAAGCTGGCGATTGGCGCAGAAAGCGCCAGATATAGCGATTCACCCACTCCGTGGTGGGTCGTGGATAGTGCGTTCAATCGTCACGGTGCGCCAGCCACAGTTGCGACACGCTTTCGTCCGGTTGATCTGGCGAGCTTTCCGCCTGGTGGCCAGCGTCCAGAAATGGCGGCACCCGCACCGCATGCACACAATACCGCCGGCATCAGCGAGGTCAGCGAGCGACGGGCGTTTACCGGCTGGCGGCGTACTCATGCGAGATCCCCAAGAGTAGGACGCGAACTGGGATCCCGGCGAGCGGCCGGGCGTGCCGCATCCTCTGCACCTGGTGCGACACAGCCCTGAAACGATGCGGCGGCAGCGCAGCCCACGAGACAGTCCAACCAGTGATTGTCTGGCCCGCCCGGGCGGAGCTGCCACTCATCGACGACGCGACCGTTCGCTGATACGCGGGTTGGAAACTCCGCTGTGAAATGCTCAGCCAGCAATCTGTGAACCTGCGAGTCAGAACCAAACAGCGACAGGCTGGCCTTGTCACCCACCACCGCACCGAGCCGCTTGTGAATGAACGTCTTCCAGAAATTCGCGTCGTATCGAAGGTGCCGCTCCGCTTTGCCGTGATGTGGACCGGGCATGTACCAGTACCATCCGATCCGGTCACCGCGGTGCTTTTTGAATTCTCGCATTGGTCGCCCTCTGGCGCGGATGCCGACCCCTCGCGAGGGCGTCAACACAGAGGATTGAGTGTTCGCGCGACAGAACTGGTAGACCGGGTCAGGCATCCATCCGGCATCAATTAGACATCGCTCCACACGCAGCGACGCACCGTCAGAACGTCGCCAATCTCGGCCGAGGATCTCTGCCGTCAGGTGCCCGAGTGCCGTGTAAATGAGACCCTCGACTGATGCCCCCGCTGCCTCGCCGGCCAATGCCTGCCGCATGGTCGGCGCGGCCTTCCGTAGGGTAAAGTCCACTCGCGATTGCCGCGGCCAGGTGCCGTAATCAACAAGCCAGCCCTGAAAATCCAACGACCATCCGCAAACAGCCCAAAACAGAAGCGACTCGTGGATATCGATAAACGCGGTCACTCGCTCAGCCTGAGTGGGCATCGTGCCACGATCGAACCCGTTTACACGAGAGGTTATCTCCGCCGCGGTCAACAATGGCAGCTCGCCGGCGTCGGCCTTCAGCGGTTCGTTTTGGTACTCCGCGGCGAAAGCCGCCTCGCCCAAGTCCGACCGCAAGTTCATGTTTGTCTGGAGTGCCGACAGGTCTTCTTCGTTGCGCCGCTCCGGCCATGCAATTTTCGCACCGTCGTCCATCTCGTCTTGGTTGGATCGGTAAAACTCAGTCGCCGCCACATCTCCTTCGCCGGTGCGCAGCCCTTCGCGGCGGATTTCGTTGTAGCGATCCCACAATTTCTCAGCATGCGGCCACTGATAGACGGCTTTGGTGCGCTCGCCCTGCCATTGTGGATTCCGCTCTCGGTCCAGGAGTTGGTCCGATAAGTCCCCCTCCTGGATCACTGTGCATGGCATCACCGCCGCGATCTTCTGTGACGGGCCGGCCATCGCCAGCACGTCGCCTCGCACAATTGCGAGCCGTTCAGCCGTCTGCGAAGGCGACATGGCTGACTCGCGAGTCTGAATGTCGTCAAGCAATACCAGGGACGGCCGGAGGATTGTTCCGTCGCGAAGCGTATGCTGCTTGCCCTTGAGTGACCCTGTCAAACCTGCGACTGCAACGGTCGCACCAGAGACATTTTTGCCCCGCCAATACTTCGTCGGCAGCGTCGGTAACGTCAGCTTGTTAGCGGACCAGTCCATCAAAGTCTGCTCACCATCAAAGGTCTGCCCCTGAACCTTGCGGGCAGATCCCTCCAGACAGCGGATCGGAAAACACACCTCGCGAAACGAATCGAGCAGCCGGTCGTTGAATTGCAGCTCGGTTCGGAGTTGTAGGAGCATCCGCTGGGCGTCGTCTTGTGTCGCACCGACCAAGCACACAAACATGCGGTGTCCATGCAGCAATGCCCAGAGAGCGGCGCGAATACATAATGTCGTCTTGCCTGACCCTCGCGGCATAGCCATGGCGAATAGACCTCCAAGGAGAACCGCTTGCTCGATTTTGGCGATCACACGCAGGTGGTCGGGCGACCATGGCAGCGGAAACGCGGCCGGGAAATACTGCTCACAGAATCGGCGGAAATCGAACTCGCACTCACGTCGCCGCTTCAGTACGCCCGGCTTGGTCCGGTGCTTCCGGTACGAGTCACCAATATCGCGGCCGGCTCGTGAGCGCTCCGCCTGCCGCGCCCCCATATCACGCTTGTGAGCTTCGTAGTCGCGCGGCACACAATCACCTCTCGCTTCCATGGTGGCGGTCGCGAAATTCTTTGCAGTTAGAAACGATGCCATCAATCTGAACACCGTGCTCCGCAATGCGCCTGCCATGCTCGTCCAGCCGATTGCCGTGTTCGTCCAGCCGGAGCCAAAGGTTGCGGTGATCGGTTTCAATTTGCATCCGCCACGTCGCCAGGCCCCGCAACTGCTCGGCAATCGTTGCTAACTTGCTCCCGATCCAATACGCCCAACCCGAAACGGTGAGCACGCACGTGACGACAGTCGCAATGGCAGCAAAGAGCGTTTCGTAGCTCATTTGGCGTACCCCCTCGCATCCAAGGTCTCTGCTATAGGG